AACGAAGACTAAAAGAATAAGATGGCATTTAACTACGCAAAATACTATGCAACGCTATTCCGCAAACGAGGCTACACGCTAATTAACGGTGTGTGGTACTATGACGCAGAAGGCAAGTACCAAGTTTATAACACAGCATCCTAGGAGCATAAGAAGAATAAGGGGTATCGGGTAGAATAGCGCTAAGACAGAACCCGGTTTAAATGGCTACCCGTATTGGGACCAGCCCCACCTTACAGAAAACAGTAGTACTCACTTTTCTAAAAAAAAGTATAGTTACTCTATCAACCAGGTTTCAGGCACAGTTACTTATACCTATGTTTAAATTTTTTCGCGCGCTAGAATTTCCCGCTAGAAACTCCCCTCTGAAAAATTTTTGCGCTAGAATTCACCTTCTAAAGATTCCCTATATTATAGAATGGATCTGGAAAATTTTCTGGCGCGGAATTTTCATTATTGTATACTCCTTTGTTGGCCTTTTAATGCTCTTCCTGGTTGGGGGACTCAGTTATGCTGGTTTACTCCACCTATGGAAGATGTTATGATGAATCAGTACGACTATTATTTCCTGTCTCTGGTAGTAAAGATTGCATTTGTGTGCTTTATCTTATATAATGATCTATCGGCCTGGTGGCTGTTATTACTATTACTTCTATGAAACCTAAAATTTTACCGGTGTTAGAGATGTGTATTGAGAATGGGTTAACCTATGGTTATCGCCGTGCATTTAAGCATGATGATAAACCTACAGAAGAAATGATAACAGAACAGATCAGGCAATGTATCATGCATGAACTCTACGAATGGTTTGACTTTGATAAGGTAGATTATGAACGATAATATCAGGCAATTGGCCGAACTATCCAAGTCATTCAAGACTATGATTGTGGACGGTCAGATGCAGTCCGTACTTGTGATTGACCCTGAAAGGTTTGCCAATATGATTGTATTCGAATGTACAAAGATTGCCGCATTCAATGGAGATTTAAAAACTGCACGACAAATCAAAGAACATTTTGGAGTTACTAATGAGTAAGAATGAAGTAGCACAACGCATGAGTGAACTCATGGCACCGGTGGAACAACAGATCATGATGTGTGATAATAGGGAGGAGATACTCATGATGGCCTGTGCCATGATGCAGCGTACCCACGAAATATTCCTTCATGAATTAGGTGAAGAAGGTTCGAAGTTAATGTACAAGGGATACGTATGAACGAACGAATTAAACAACTTGCCGAAAAGGCAGGGTTTGTACTGTGGGGTGAAGAGACCTGGAACCCAGGGGATGCTATTGATTGGTCTTCTGGCTACGATGAAGAACTAAACAAGTTTGCCCAGTTGATTGTTAAAGAATGTATGGAAATTAACAAGCAAGAACTTTCATTTACAGCATTTGAGCGATTGATGCATCGGTATCAAGAACATTTTGGAATTGAATGATGAATAAAAAGATTAGAAACGGTAAAGTAGCAGTTTTGTTTTCTCCCTACCATGGAGCCGGTTGGTATTCGTGGCATAATATTGAGGAGTTACTCTTTGATCCCAAAGTAGTGGATATGGTACTGGAGAAAACCTCTGCGGAGACCATAGAATTATACTGTAACGAGGTGTATGGAAAGGGATACTATTACGGTGGGGCCGATGACTTAGAGGTTAAATGGCTTCCTGTTGGTACCCCCTTCCGTATCCATGAATACGATGGTGCCGAGACGCTTGAAATTCGTGATGAAATTAACTGGAACATAGCATGAACGAAATACTAGATAAACAACTGTGTGAAAAGTATCCTTTACTCTTTAAAGACCGAAATGCCGATATGAGAACTACGGCTATGTGCTGGGGCTTTGCCCATGGTGATGGCTGGTTTAATATTATCGATACGTTATGCTGGCACCTTCACCGCAAATATGATGATTCAAAGTCTAGGTATGAATACCTGGTCTCCCGCCTGGGTAAATCCCGCTTTGGCGAGAATAATAAGCATATCGTAACTCAGGAAGATATCGATGATGCAAAGGTAAGAATGGATGAGGAAGCCGAAAGGGTTCCTACCGTAGTTCAGGTTAAGGAAAAGTTCGGTACCTTACGTTTCTATATCCAGGCTGGTACCGATGAGCATTACAACTACATTTCCTTTGCCGAATCCATGTCTGCGGTTACTTGTGAGACCTGTGGTAAACCTGGGAAACGCCTGGGCCGTGGATGGATCTATACTGCTTGTGAAGAACATGCAGAGGACGATGACTGGGCTCAATCCCTGGTTACGGATGAAGAAGAGTAACGTTACGTAGATAGTTGATTTTCTCGCTCAAGCCCCTATAATAGGGTATGAGAAGGAGTTATATATTATGATTAAAGAAACCGATAAACTGGTTACGAAGGGCGTCTACATGTCCCTCTCGGCCATCTATACCCATACTAAAACTGCCAAGGTCATTGCTCTGATGATCCAACGTTCTCTACCTGAGTTTCGTAAGCAATTGAATCTACCCAGAGACGTAAAGTTTCGTATTGCGCCTATTAAGGCTAAAAATACGAACGGTTACTACGAGGTAGAAAATAATATGGCTACCATCGATTGTAGACTTGGGTGGGCTAAGGCGTTAGAGGTGATTGCCCATGAACTAGTCCATGCCGAACAATACCATACCGGTAAACTTAAGAAGAAATTCGTTAAACGTAAGGGTTGGTTACATCATTGGAACGGTACTCCAGGTAAAAAAGGTACTACCTATAAGGCTTACCGTGATCAACCGTGGGAGCAAGAGGCCTGGAATCGTCAGATGTATCTAGCCGAGACTGTTTGCCGTATTTTAGAGGAAAAATATCCATGAACCGTAATGAAGAGATAATGACCATACTCCAGGAGGAGTGTGCAGAGGTGATTCAAGCAGTTTCTAAGGTGAGACGCTTTGGAATGTCAGAAAATCACTCCAATTTAGTGGTTGAACTGTGTGACCTCCAGGCAATGCTTGACCTGATGTATGAATATGAGGTGGTTCACTGCAGTTACGAGCAACGACTTGACAATATTTTCACAAAACGTGAAAAATTAAAAAAGTTTTCCAAGATTTTCGAAAGTAACAGTTGATTTTATCGCAAAACCGCGTTATAATTGATACATCACAACACAGAAAGGTAATTTAAATGTCACATGAACTTGAAATTCAGAAAAACGGCGAAGCAGACATGGCATATGTCGGTGAAACCCCCTGGCATGGCTTAGGTAAACGCGTTCCTAACGATGTTTCGCCTGAGCAGATGCTCAAAGCAGCAAATCTTGACTGGTCTGTCAGTAAGAAACAGCTTTTCTTCAATACTGAAGGTGGTCCTGTACCTACTACGGCTCAGGCCCTGGTACGTTCTACCGATAGTAAGGTTTTGACCATTGTTTCTGATAATTGGAACCCGGTTCAGAACCTGGAAGCGTTCGAATTCTTCAATGACTTCGTTCACGCCGGGGATATGGAGATGCATACCGCTGGATCCCTTAAAGGCGGTAAGATGGTCTGGGCTATGGCGCAGATTAAAGACTCGTTTACTCTATTTGGAGGAGATAAGGTTGAAGGATATTTGCTATTTAGTAATCCTCATGAGTTTGGTCGTTCTATCGATGTTCGTTTCACACCCGTTAGAGTGGTTTGCAATAATACGTTAACTATGGCTCTGGATAGTAAAGCCAAGCACTCTGTTAAGATCAATCACCGTTCTAAATTCGATGGTGACTCTGTAAAAGAGACCTTGGGTATTGCTAAAGATCAGTTGTCTCGTTATAAAGAGCAAGCCCAGTTCCTGGGTAAGAAGAAGTATAACAAAGAAACGATTGTTGAGTACTTTAACCGTGTATTCCCATCTATGTCTAAAGATGAGATGAAACGTGCTAATACTTCATTCCCTATCAGCCGTCAGGCCGAAGAGGCAATGGCGATTGTTCATACCCAGCCTGGTGCAAACTTTGCCGAGGGTAGCTGGTGGCAGGCATTCAATGCCGTTACCTATATGACTGATCACAAGATGGGTCGTTCACGCGATAGTCGTTTGACTTCTGCCTGGTACGGTCTTAATCGTGTAAAGAAAGAACGTGCCCTTGACCTGGCCGTTGAGTATGCAGAAACTGCTTGATTAAATTTAAAAAGGAATTATAATGATTGTTAAACCTCTTAAAGATAAGGTACTGATTGCTGAAGGTAAGAAAGATACCACAACAGAGAGTGGTATTATTCTAGATGGCCGTGGTCTAGGTAATACAACACCTGGGATTATTGTAGCTGTAGGTCCTGATGTTAAAGAGGTTAAAGAGGGTGACACCGTCTACCTTGACTGGAGTAAATCATCTCCTGTTAACGTAGACGGTGCACAACGGGTTATGATTTCTGAGAAAGAAATTATTGCTGTAATAGAAGTTTAAGATCCCGTTCCTACTTTTCGTTAAAGTAGCGTTTGACTAACGATAGAGGTCCGGTGGCAGAAAACCGTTAGCGTAGGGATGGAAACTACCCCCGCAGACTCTGATAGGCAGAATCCTAACTGCACACAGACATCGAGAATAAAATGGAAGGACAGGGTAACAACTCATGTAGGGGCGATTGTGGAAGACGTAGCCTGCAACTAATTTGGTCTCATAGTATAACGGTTAGTACGGTGGCTTGTCACGCCATTAATAGGAGTTCGATTCTCCTTGAGACCGCCATAAGGAGCGTTCGTCTATCGGTTAGGACATTAGGTTTTCATCCTAATAAGAGGAGTTCGATTCTCCTACGCTCTTCCATTTTATTGCGGGGTTAGTTTAGTGGTAAAACGAGATCCTTCCAAGTTCAAGTCAGGAGTCCGATTCTCCTACCCCGCTCCATCCTGCCCCGGTGACGGAATTGGTATACGTGTTGGTCTTAGAAGCCAAATTTTAGGAGTTCGAGTCTCCTCTGGGGCACCATTCTTCTGGCGTTAGTTCAATGGATAGAACAGTAGCCTTCTAAGCTATCAATACAGGTTCGATTCCTGTACGCCGGACCATTTATTCTGCAGGTGGAGTTTCAAATATTAAATTACGTAAACCATATTCATAATCTTTAAGTATTTCTAGCATAAGATTACAAACCTTTACTCTATGTTGAAAAGTAATTAGTTCTTGTCTTCTTTGCTGGATTTGATTAATGACAAAGCTATTTAATAAATTTTCACCTTCGGTTTTTATTCGTAACTTCTTAGAAACCTTTTCAAGATTAACAATATACCTTTCTGTAACTCCTATGTCCTTAAATACCAATTCAAGCATAGTTCTAGTTTCCATTTCAGCAATTAAAATTAAATCATCTTGATCAACATTAAAGCTAGGTACAACGTGTAAAAGTATTTGAACTATATTTGCAACAGCTTCATCTTTAGCATTTGATGTAGTAGTTTCCCCGGTAATGTCATATTGTTTTCTTCTAACAGGATCACTTAATATTTCGTACGCTAATTTAATGCTCTTGAATATCTCTTCATCACCACCTTTATCGGGGTGATACATTTGTGCTAAAGTTCTATATCGTTGTCTAATAGTTTCTAAAGAAGCATCAACAGGTACGTCTAATTCGGTGTAGGGGTTCATTTTTTATAAAGTAGTTTTATATATTTATGTGCGGGTGTGGTGAAATAGGTAGACACAAGAGACTTAAAATCTCTCGCTTCGGCATGCTGGTTCGATTCCGGTCACCCGCACCATTTATTGTTGTATAAATAACCCGTCCCCAGTGGCGGTTTTTCTTTGTCTATATTATAATTATACAATAGGAGCGTGATATGAAAGTTGAGTTTAATTCGTTACATTGGAATAACGTTGATAAGGATATGCTATCGGCACATCAACGTGTTATGGACCATTTTAGTATTCCGATGAATTATGATAACCGTGATGGTCATAATCACGGTATGTGGATGCAATGGGTAATCAATAACTCGTCAAGTGACGTTATTGTGTTTATGGAGCCCGATTGTATTCCTCTTAATAAGAACTACTTAGAGTATATCAAGTATGCAAATCGTAATGAGACATTTGTTGGTATTGCTCAAGTCTCAAACCACATTCCCCCCAAGTCTCATATTTACGCTGCACCTGCCTTCTATGCAATCTCTAAGAAAGCATATGACAAGCTAGGCCGGCCCTCGTTTACTGAAACACGCCGATCAGATACAGCTGAAGAGATATGCTACATGGCAGAAGATAGGGGTATGAAGTATCGTGCACTAATGCCGACTTACTTTGAAAAGCCGTCCTCTGAGGGTATCTGGCCTTTAAGCAATCTTGGTTATTATGGTATTGGTACAGTGTTCGATAATTCGATATACCATCTATATCAATCCAGAATGGCAGAGAATATTGAGATGTTTGTTAAGCGTTGCGATGAAGTAACTAAAGACGAATTTACAACTGAGTTATTTACTTCTGCTACTACATTTAAATTATGAAAATATTATTTCACGCTAATACAATTAACTACAGAGGTACTACTGTAGCCATTACTGATTATGCAAGATATAATCAAGAGATCCTTGGCAACGAGAGTGTTATTACATACTGTAAAACAAATGGCATTGAAAAAGACATGGGTAATGAGCAAGCTGTTATCGATGAGCTTAAAAAAGAGTTTGAAGTTGTAGGTTACCGAGCTGGTGACTTAGAAAGGAAGATTGATGATCTTCATATTGACTTAGCTTATTTTATTAACTCAGGTCAAAAAGAATCTATACCAACTAATTGTAAGACTGCAGTACACGCAGTATTCCAGTTCAATCAACCACATGGTGACCGGTACGCATACATCAGCGATTGGTTATCACAAAAGATGTCTGGTGGTGAAATTCCTTTCGTACCTCATATTGTGCAATTACCTGATACAACAGAAAATTACCGTAGTGCTTTTAACATTAGAGAAGATCAAATTGTTATTGGTCGTATTGGTGGTTACTATACATTTGATATTCCGTTTGTAAAAGAATATATTAAACGTTTGGTTACAGATAATGATGCATTCATATTCCTTTTTGCGGGTACAGAACCTTTTATTTCTCATCCTAATGTTCGGTTTATAAACGAGTTCCATAACCCGTTAAAGAAGGCTAAGTTTATTAATACCTGCGATGCTATGTTGCATGCAAGAGATAGGGGTGAGAGTTTCGGACTATCAATTGCAGAATTCTTATCTTTAAATAAACCGGTCCTTGCATGGAATGGTGGTCATGATTTAAATCATTTAGATATGTTAAAAGATAGCGGGTTGTTATATAATGATGCTAATGATTTAAATTACCTACTGCATAACTTACCGGACTTTAAAGAAGACTGGACCAAGCGGGTTGAGCAGTATAAACCTATACCTGTTATGAATAAATTTAAAGAGGTGTTTATATGACACAAATAGTTTTTAAACGAGTTACAACTCCTGCTGAGGCTGAGAATCTTCGCGTAGTGCGTAATCAATGCCGTGAATATATGACCCGTAGTACAGATTACATTACACCTGAACAGCAGGAAGAATGGTTCAAGACAGCATTTCGCAAGTATGATCTTTACATTGCGTATGCTATCGAGCATGGTGTATGTATTGTTGATGCTGGTTTTGGAGTTGTTCATAAAAATGAAAATGAATTTCTTCTAACTGGTGGTCTAGTACCCGAGTACAGGGATAAGGGCTTAGGTAAAATTATTTTTAAGTTCCTTGTCGATCAATGTCATAAGTCATTACCTATTCGGCTTGAAGTATTAAAAAGTAATACACGAGCATTCAAAACATACGAAGGCCTGAACTTTAAAGTAACAGGCGAAACAGATAAAATATTTTACATGGAGTATCAATATGATTCCGTTATTTAAAGTTGCGATGTCGGATCATGCAGCAGAGAAAGTTTCCGCTGTACTAACTTCAGGCTTTATTGGTCAGGGGCCTATTGTAGAAGAGTTTGAAGATAAGCTTTGGCATATATTAAAATCTAAGACAAGACCTGTCACTGTAAATTCGTGTACTGCGGCTATTGATCTTTCTTTAGATCTGTTAAATATTAACCCCGGTGACGAAGTTATTGCTACACCTCAGACTTGTTTTGCATCTAACGTAGGTGCAATTCATCGAGGCGCTAGACTGCGCTGGGCTGATATTGATCCCTTGACAGGACTCATTGATCCTGTATCTGTTGGTAAACTAGTTAACGAAAAAACTAAAGCCATACTTGCTGTTAACTGGGCAGGTAAGATTTGTGATTATAAATCACTTAAAGCATTTGGTGTACCTGTAATCGAGGATGCTGCTCACACGTGGGATGTTTTTGGTATAGGTGATAATGAGCGAGGAGATTATATTTGTTATAGTTTCCAGGCTATTAAGTTCCTTACTACCGGTGACGGTGGAATCTTAGTTTGCCCACCTGAAATGGAAAACGAAGCTCGTACACTTCGCTGGTATGGTTTAGATAGAACAAAGAACGAATCGTTCCGTTGTACTCAAGACATTACAAAAGTTGGCTTTAAGTATCACATGAATGATATTAATGCTGCAATTGGTTTATCCAATATAGGTAAAGCAGAATATTCAGTTGCTTGTAGTAGAAGGAATTCTAAAGAGTATATTACTAAAGTTAATAACCCTTTTCTTACTTTACCTGATTGGGACGAAACCTGTTCATACTGGTTATTCAGTATGCATGTAAAAGCAGGTTTAAAAGATCACTTTACTAAGTACTTGGAAAATAATGGTGTTGCAGTTAGCCCGGTTCACTTCCGTAATGATATGTACAGCAGTATATCTCAATTCCGTGAGGGTGATCTACCAGGTGTGACATCGTTTACTGAAACACAGATCTGTATTCCTAACGGGTGGTGGTTGACTATGTTTGAGCAAGAGCATATAATCAAAGTATTGAATGAGTATACTGGAATATGAAAATTTTAATTATTGGTGGTGAAGGGTACATTGGTACCTATCTTAATAACCATCTAAATAGTCAAGGCTTAAATGTTCAAACCTTTGGTAATAGGAAACAAGATTATAATATTTTAGGAAGAGAATTCCTTAGTCAGTTCTCTCACATTGTATTATTAGCTGGTCATTCAAGTGTTCAGTGTTGTAATGGCCCGTTAGATTCTCCTTGGAAAAACAACGTACGCAATTTTAAAAATCTAGTTGAAAAAACGGATAATAAGCAAACTATTATATACGCTAGTAGTGCATCGGTGTATGGTGCTAATGATGTTAAACGTCTGTATATTGAAAATGAAATTAGTGTTGATTTTGTAAACAATTACGATCTTACAAAAGTAAGTTTAGACTTATTGGCAATGAAGTATATGTCTGAAGGTAGAAAGCTAATAGGTCTTCGATTCGGTACTGTCAATGGTAATTCACCAGTCATTCGAAGAGATCTAATGATTAACTCTATGGTGTATTCAGCTATTACAGAAGGCCATATTACTATTACAAATAAGCATATTAAACGCCCTATACTTTCTGTAAGAGATCTATCAAGGGCTGTTGAATCAATAATTATACAAAATACACATTCAAATATATTTAATCTTGCAACTTTTAATTCAACAGTTGAAGATATTTGTAAGATAGTTAATGAGCATACAAAAGTAGATATTATTGATAACGGAAATACATCAGGTACATATAATTTTGCTATTGATAATACTAAATTTAAAGTGCTGAATAAGTTTACATATGAAGATAACATTCACTCGGTTGTTGAGAGTGTAATTGATTGTTATAAAAACAGAAACCCTAAAGTAGTAATTAGAAACGAATACTTCCAATATGATTGATTACATTGTTGTTATCTATAAAAATTATGATTTGCTTGAATTGCAAATAGAAAATTTTAAACGTCTTTTTTCACATAAAGATTATAATTTAATAGTTGTAGATAATACACCGGATAGCGAAAAGCAGATTACTGATGCATGCTTGGATCCTATTATAGATCACTTTGTAAAATGTGAAAGTGTACCAACATTCGATGGTTTATCCCACGGTAAGGCTATTAATGAAGGCTTAAAATACGTTAAGTCCGATATTGTTGGTATTATAGATTCAGACTATTTTATTCTTAATAGTAATATTCACGATTACGTACATAAAAAGTTTAAAGCGGGATACAAGGCTATTGGAACCGAATACAATGATGGTAAAGATACAAAGAGCTGGGTAGAAAAGAACCCTGAAGCTTTTAAAGACATTCCTGTTTGCTTTGGTGCATATTATGATGCAGAGCTAGCTAAATCACATTCCTGGATTATTACAGAACAAGAAGTAAACGAAAATCGAGCTACAGGTTATGTTGAAGTAGGATATCGAATTCGTAAACATATTTTTGAAAATAATATCCTATCAGAAAACTGGAAGACAGATGCCACTAGCTATGGTAACTGTTATTTTAAAAACAGCGATGGTGAGATGATGGGTGTTCATTATGTCGCGGGGTCGCATAGACGCTGGAGTGATGTATCTAAGTCTGAGTTAAGAGATATTCTTTCTTTGGATTACAGTAGCTACAAAAGGTTAACAAATTGTCTTTGCTGCGGTGGTACTAACTTAGAAGATATTTTAAACCTTAACAACCAACCACTGGCTAATAGTTATCTTGAAGCCGTTGATGAAGAAGAGTATAGTTACCCGTTAGGTATTAACTATTGTATGGATTGTACGCATATTCAGCTAACACATGTCGTAGACCCTGATAAACTATTCAAACACTATCTCTACGTAAGTGGTACAACAAAGACGTTAAGGGATTACTTTGATTGGTTTGTAGACTTTACTAGTAATTACACAGAAGGTAAAAAGGTACTTGATATAGCGTGTAACGATGGTACCCAACTTGACTCTTATAAAGAGAAAGGTTTTATTACATACGGTATTGATCCAGCTGAAAACTTATACCCTGAAAGCTCTAAGAAGCATTCTATTGTATGTGATTACTTTACATCTGCTAAACAGTTTGATACAAAGTTTGATATCATTACCGCTCAAAACGTATTTGCTCATAACTCATACCCTAAGGAGTTTTTAGTGTCCTGTAGAGAGGCGTTGAGCGATAAGGGGTGTATCTTTATTCAGACCTCACAGGCTGATATGGTAGTCAACAATCAGTTTGATACTATATACCATGAGCATATTTCTTTCTTTAGTGTTAAATCTTTTTGTGCACTAGCTCATCGGGCAGGGTTAAATGTTATTGATATAACTCGTACCCCTATTCATGGTACAAGTTTTGTATTTGTCTTATCTAAGGATCTACCAGATCAATCAGAAAAGTTTATTGCAGAAGAACAAACACTTACATATCGTACTATGCTTAAGTATGCAAACAACTGCATACGTATTGCTAAAGAAACAAAAGCAATGGTTGAGGCATTGCAAAAGCAGGGCATTAAGGTTATCGGGTACGGGGCCGCTGCTAAGGGTAATACATTCCTTAACTTTTCAAAATTTAACTTAGATTATATTGTAGATGATAATCCTTTGAAGCATAACTTGTTTAGCCCCGGTACAAGAATTCCTATTCTGCCCACTGACTCTTTGTTTAGTGAAGAGGGGGAAATTTGCGTTGTACCTTTAGCCTGGAACTTCTTTGATGAGATTAAATCTAAAGTTCTTTCCCGTAAATCGGATAAAATTAACTTTTTAAAATACTTCCCTGAAGTGGTATGCACAAAACTATAATTTCACATTTCTTTAATGAAGAGTACTTACTTCCCTGGTGGTTAGAACATCATAAAAAATACTTTGACCATGGTATCATGATTAATTATGCCTCTACAGATAACTCGGTTAGTATTATTAAACAAACTTGCCCAGAATGGACTATTATAAATTCTAGAAATCATTTCTTTGATGCTAAGCTTATAGATGATGAAGTCATGGATATTGAAAGCACGGTAGCGGGCTGGAAAACATGTCTTAATACAACAGAATTTTTAGTTGGAGATTATTCTATAATGAATGAGGTTGCAGACCAAGAGATTATTGCTCCGTGTTTTATTATGGTTGATAGTCAACCTGACAACCAACCTACTTACAGTAAATCTTTAATTGAACAAAAGCATTGCGGTATACATTACCATGGTAGGGACCCTTTAGCTAGACGTCCAAGATTAATCCATAATAAAAACAGAGTCACGTATCCACTAGGTAGACATTACCCAGATCATAATACTGAAAAGCTCAAGGTACTGTGGTATGGTTGGTCACCTTTTAATAATAAAACACTAGACCGTAAATTACAAATACAAGATAGGATACCTGAGGCAGACAAGGCAAGAGGGTTCGGTTCACAACATATTGCTGATGAGCATAAGTTGAACGCAATCTTCTATAAAGATTACTTTCCGTTTGCTGTAGATCTTAAATCAGAATATAAATAAAAAAAACTTAAAAGGTGATTATGAACATAGCATTAATTTTTGCAGGTATATCTTTCGGTCATAAATCAGAGAGAGATTTCAATCATTGTTTTCCTAATATAGATCGTAACTTAATTCAACCGCTTCGGGAAGAACATTCTGTTTACAATTACGTTATGACGTATAATAATGATAGAATGGATGAAGTTACCAAACTCCTTAACCCTAAAAGACTTGCTTCTATACCTTTTGAAGGTAGTAAGCAAAACCCTACTCGTGCCGCTGCTATCGATCTTACCGGTAATGATGATCATATTGACTTCTATATTATGTCGAGGTTTGACGTCCACTACAATAAAAATTTAAAAGACTTTAACTTAGACTGGGATAAATTTAATTTTGTTTCCCGTGAGGGTAATGGGTATTGGGAGAGTCAACAATTTGTAGGTGATACATTTTATGCCTGGCCGAAACGTCTTCATAAACAAGTTGTACAAGGGTTTAATGAATTAGCAAAGTTCGATCCTAATCACATGCATAACTTTTACTCTATTCTTGCTCCTATCATCGGTCAAGAAAATATTCACTTCATGAGTGAGGAACCGCAATTAAGTGGCCACTTGCTAACAAGTATTTGTACAAGTGACTACACAGGTCGCTTACGTGGTAAGATACCAATTAACGAAGAAATCTTAGCTAGATTTCCATAATAAGGATTTAAATGATTAATGTAGTTATTCCAATGGCCGGTAGAGGTCAGCGATTTGTAGAAAGTGGTTACGATAAACCCAAACCAATGATTGATGTGGTTGGTGTTCCTATGATCAAACGAGTCATAGATTCACTTACGTCCAAACACAGTGAATGTAATTTTATTTTTATTGCATTGAAAGAACATTTAGATAACGGACTTCAGGAATTTCTTGAACAACAAGGTACAATTATTCCGTTAGATATTGTTACTGAAGGTGCTGCATGTACCACTTTGATGGCCCTACATTACATTAATAATTTAGAGCCTTTAGTTATTGCAAACTGTGATCAATATCTTGAATGGGATTTTGATAGTTTTTTAGAGCATTCTAAAGACCGCGATGGTTCACTGGTTGTGTTTAATTCAACCAACCCCCATCATAGTTATGCTAAGGTAAAAAAAGGCCAAGTTATAGAAGTAGCTGAAAAGAAAGTTATTTCCGATAAAGCATGCGCAGGTATCTATTACTTCCGACATGGTAATGAATATATCGAGAGTGTAGTTATGATGATTGCTAAGAATATAAGAACTAATAACGAGTTTTATATTGCGCCTGCATACAATGAATTAATTGCAGGGTCAGGCAATGTTTCGGTATATGAAGTTGATGTTAACAAAAAGCATATGCTTGGTACACCGTATGAGTTAGAAATATTTTTAGATAAAGTTGAAAACGGGGATGTTGTATTATGAAAGTATTAATTTTTGGTAAGAGTGATATAGGTGAAGGTATTAAACAGCTATATCCAGATACGGTAAACGTACCTAAAGAAGAATGCGATGTTAGAGATTATAATGCTATCTGTGCAACACTAGAGAAATATAAACCTGATGTAATTGTTAACTGCGCTGGAATTTCTCATGTACAAGTGGTTAAAGATTCAAATATTAAACACTGGCAGGAAGAGATTGAAGTTAACTTGTTAGGAAGTTATTTAATTGCACGAGCATCTATTAACTGGAATGTTAAGACTATGATCTTTATTGCATCAGTTGCTGGTATGTACGGTAAACCAGAACATAGTGGTTACTCTGCATCTAAGTCTGGCGTCATCTCATTCGTACAGTCATTAGGTTTTGAGGGCTATAAAGCATATTCTGTTAGCCCTGGGCGTGTAGATACTAAGATGAGAGAAAACGATTACCCTGGTGAAGATAAGCGTACCAGACTTTCTACGCTACAAGTTGCAGAAGTGGTAAAGGAATGTATTGACGGTAATTACGAGCCAGGTGATAATATCGTTATTCGCAAAAGAGGTTTTACGAAGCTTAAGCGCGTTGATAAAGGTCAACCCTGGAAGAAGTACCTTAACGTACAACCACTGGGTGCACCTAAGCTAATCTAATGAAAATTATTTGTCATCGTGGTAATACATTTGGACCTGATCCAGATAATGAAAATAAACCCGAAGTAATTGATTATTGTATTAATCAAGGATACGATATAGAAATTGACCTCTGGGTCAATAATAACGATCTGTATCTCGGACATGATGAGCCGACCTACCCTATTCATATGGATTATCTTGTATCAATGAAGACAAGATTGTGGATCCATTGTAAGAATCTCCAAGCAAGCGCGGAGTTGTTTAGGTTCAGAGGCTTTAATTATTTTATGCATGATAAGGATGATTACACCCTAACATCTCATGGATATGTTTGGACATATCCAAAGCTACAGAACGTTTTTTCTTATAATCAAATTCTACTGGATTTTTACCCTAATGTTAATTTTGAAAAATATAAGCTATTAGGCATTCATGGGGTATGTGTTGACTATGTCTAAAATTTCTTTATGCTGTCCAGTTTATACCATGAGCGGTACCCGAGCTGAAAAGTTTCTAGTTGAATATCTCTCTCATTTAATCTTTCAAACGTTTAAAGACTTTGAAGTTATTATTTCAGATCAAAGCACGTTTGATAACTTAAGATCTATAGTAGATACCTTTGACCACGTTCTTAATATTCGATATGTACGAAATACCAGTGAGAAAAAGAACGCTGCTAACAATGTCAATAATGCTGTACGGCATGCCACAGGAGACATTGTAAAATTACTTTACATGGATGACTTCTTTGTAGATCCATTTGCGTTACAAAAGATAAGTGATGCATTTGATAATAAACCAGAAGGTAAATGGTTTATATCTGGGTTTACTCATTGCAATGAAGATAGGTCTCAGTACTTTGATACTAGACTTCCTTGGTATGGTAACAAGCACGTGAATGGAGACAACACAACCGGTAATCCATCTAACTATGCCGTAAGACGAGACTGCGCAATCGAGATGGATGATGACTTATTGTGGATTGTAGATGGTGAATACTTCTACCGGTCTTATTACTATCATGGTGATCCTATAATGATAGATGATGTTTTGGTTTGCTTTAGAGAACATGGTTCTTCTGCATTCCGGGACCCTAAGTTTCAAGAACTCGATGCAAAAGAAAGACAGTACTGTATCGACAAATATAATGGTCCCATGCCAACGAAAGAAGTAGCACTGAGCTGGAAATGACGTTATAATATGTAATTATAAGGACTATATTATGAAAATTGGAAGTGAAACTATTGCGCTGCTGAAGAACTTTGCATCGATCAATACTAATATTGTATTTAAAGAGGGTGATGCAGTTAGTACTATCTCTAATGCAAAGAATATCTTTGCTAAAGCTACTATCAAAGAAACTATTCCTAAAGAGTTTGCAATCTATGATTTGAACTCTTTACTGGCTATGTGGACGTTGACGGATAGCCAGGATATTGAGTTTGGAGATAAATGTATCGGTATTACTAGCCCGGCTGGTAAGTTTGAATACTACTATTCTAATCCTGAGATTGTAACTGCTGCTCCTACTACTGAGATTGAGCATATCGATGTTTATAAGTTTAAAGTAACGGCTGAAGATATTCAAATGATTATGAAAGCGGCCGCTATCACCGGAGCGCCTACTGTATCGGTAACTTGTAAGAACCAAGCAGTTGTATTATCGGTAAGTGATCGTAAAAATGATACTGCATCTAACTTTAGGAAGTCTCTTGGTACATCTTTTGATGACTTTGATGTGTTTATTGCAGTTGAGAATCTAAAAGTTATTCCTGATGCATATGACATTACGGTTGCTAAGACCCCTAATGGTAAAGCTAAGTTCCTTCATTTCAAGCATGAATCTAGACAACTACAATATTGGATTGCAGCAGAACCTGGTTCGGTAGTTTGAGGGTAGCATATGAGTGAGCATTTTATCTGGGTTGAAAAATATCGCCCTAGGAAAATTGACGATTGTATCTTACCTGAGTCTCAGAAAGAGTACTTTAAGCAGATGGTTGCTAAAGGTGAGATTCAGAATATGTTGTTATGTGGTTCCGCAGGTACTGGTAAGACTACGGTAGCTAGGGCCCTGTGTGAGGAACTTCAGACCGACTATATGATCATTAACGGATCAGAAGAGTCTGGTATTGATGTATTGCGTACTAAGATTAAGCAATTTGCCTCTACGGTATCGTTTACTGGTAATACCAAGGTAGTTATCCTTGACGAAGCTGATTACTTAAACCCTAACTCTACTCAGCCTGCATTGCGCGGGTTCATCGAAGAGTTTGCAAGCAATTGTCGCTTTATTCTAACTTGTAATTTTAAGAATCGTATTATACCACCTTTGCATTCAAGGTGTGCAGTAATTGAGTTTAAGATTCCTAACGCTGATAAGCCAACTATTGCAGCTAACTTCTTTAAGCGTGTATGTAGTATACTAGAGCAAGAAGCTATACCGTTTGATCAAAAGGTTATCGTTAAGATTGTGCAGAAGCACTTCCCTGACTTTCGTAGAACGTTAAACGAGCTTCAGCGTTATTCTCAATCTGGTTCTATTGATGAAGGTATCTTAGTTAGTGTCAGCGAAGCTAATATGAAAGAGCTTATTGATGCTATTAAAGAAAAAGACTGGAAGAAAATGCGCGCATGGGTTGTTAATAACTTAGATAACGACCCTGTATCCTTGTTCCGTAAGATCTATGATACGTTTGTACCGTTAACTAATCAAGTACCGCAACTGGTTCTAACTATTGCTGACTATCAGTATAAGTCTGCGTTTGTTGCAGATCAAGAGATTAACTTGGTTGCATGTCTGACTGAAATTATGGCGTCTGTGGAGTTAAAATGACAACATTAATTAGTGAACATTATTCAGAAGATAAACTTAAGTACGCCGCAGTATTTGCTCGCGGTGGTGGTTACCGGGTATTGTGTCTAGATAGCTATTTTGAAACTCAAAAAGAATTCTTTTTTAAAGAAATTAATAAAGCTGAGGATCGCGCAGAAGACTGGATTTTAAATGAATGAATTACTAAGACCTACATTTGAATGGATAAAAGATGATTGGAATTCTCACCCTGTACGCTTTGCTATCGAGTTGCTTGCTTGGGGCATTAGTATTGGCTGTAGTATCACTATGGCCGCTACAGTCCCTAACCCACCGCTTCTTGTTTTGTATCCTATTTGGATTATTGGCTGCGCTTTGTATGCTTGGGCTGCTTACACTAGGAAATCATTTGGAATGCTCGCCAACTATATACTACTCACCACAATCGACACAGTCGGTTTAATTAGAATGGTAATCTAATGTTCGGGGAACCTAAAGTAGAGATAGTTATTGAGCCTTATAAAGCACCAGCTATCTCGCCTTTCGATTTTATAAATGCAATCACCTATAATAAGAACGATCTTATGGTAGATGATTGGGCTGAAAAGCAATACGCTCCATACATTGTAAATAAAGGTCTTTCGTACGGCGCTGATACCGTAATCCAGGCAAACGAGATGAACTCTAGACCTCATCTCGATAAGAAACTCCAATTCCAATTTCTAATAAATAATATTAGGCCTAAGAAACGCTATAATAAGTGGATTAAAGCTGAGAAGATTGAATCGATAGAAGTAATTAAACAATACTATGGTTATAGCACAGATAAAGCGCGCCAAGTACTCCCCCTTCTAGATCAATCTCAAATTGACCTGATAAAACAAAAATTAGAAAAAGGTGGAATTAATAATGTCAAACGAGTACTTCAAGATTGACTTGCCTGGATATGCACCCCTAGAAGTCCTACTTGTTCAGCCAGATGATTTTCTTAAGGTAAGAGAAACACTAACAAGAATTGGTGTCGCCTCAAGAAAAGATAAGATTCTTTTTCAATCTTGCCATATTTTACATAAACAAGGAAAATACTATATCGTTCACTTTAAGGAACTCTTTGCCTTAGATGGGAAGCAGACCGACTTAACAGAGAACGATCTAGAACGCAGAAATACAATTGCCAAGCTTCTCTCTGATTGGGAACTGGTAAAGATTATAGATGCTACAAAATTTACCGATCTAGCCCCTCTATCGCAGATTAAAGTAATTGCGTATAAAGATAAGCACGAATGGGATCTACAAACCAAGTATAATATTGGTAGTAAAAAAAGAGTAGATTCTAACGAGTAAAAGCATATATAATAACATATCCCCGAGATGGGAACGTTACAGGCTCTTCTACCTTAGGAGCGTCTAAAGCCGGTACAACGATAAGGTACCCCAGTAGTCGGTAAGCTGGATCAATGATACGCCTTCGGGGTATCGAATTTTAAACTCGCTTAATAGGAGAAACTATATGTTCTACGCAAACATGGCTATCGATTCAATTCAAGACGCCAAAATTACCTTCCTCAAACAAACTGTTCAGGAAGAATCCCTTAAAAAACCTTTAGTTGATTTTGTCGAGGCACAGCGTGTCTTTACAAAGCAAATTGCTAAGTCTGCTAGTGATGTAATTACACTGACAGCTCAAACATTTGCAAATGCAATTACAGGTACTACTAAAAAGGGAGCTTAATATGACATTATTGACGACTTTTGGTCCAGCATTCAAGGACATGGATAAATTTTTTGTTGGCTTTGATGACCAGTTTACTCGTCTTGCTAAAATGCATGATGACATGACAAAAAATATTCCCAACTATCCCCCATACAACATTAAAAAGACAGGTGACAATACTTACGTTGTTGAAGTAGCTGTTGCTGGGTTTGCCAAACAAGATATCGAAATCGAACTTGCTGATGGTAAGATGTTAATTAAGGGTAACGTTCAGTCAAACGAAGCCGAGGAAAATTTCCTATTCAAGGGAATCGCAAATCGTGCCTTCACTCGTACTTTTGCACTCGATGATCAAGTCGAAGTACAAAATGCCGAAATGTTCAATGGTATGCTTAAGGTCTTCCTAGAGCGTATTATTCCTGAGCATAAAAAGCCAAAGAAGATCGAAGTTAAAGATACTTCAGAAGCTAAACCTAAAAAAACTAAACCCCAACTACTTACAGAAGACCCAGAAGGTCGCGACCTGTAATACTAAGCCCCTTCGGGGGCTTTTTTTAAATTGTTCACAAGACAAGGAAAAGCTATGTATAAAGAACTAGAAGCATTTGGGGGTGTACATACTCCTTCAATGTCGGATTTTTGGTCATGGGTAGAGAAAGTATTTACACCTTCCTACCAGAATGAGATAGAAATATATCTTAAAGATTGTGTTGATCATAAAGATCTTCAATCAAGAATGGATGTTTTAATTAGACGGGGGTTAATCTAATGTTTATAAAATTACTAAATATGATGTATGAAATTAGAAATGCAGTACGCAAAAGCCGAATGAGACATCCAAAAGGATCATGATCTTACTTTCACTAATACCTGTTAGAAGAAAAAACTGGGTTATTAAAGCCAGTGTTTTCGATGATCAGATATTAGTGTTTTTTCATAACCCGTTAACACTTGCATATTTTTTTAAAATATTTTATAATGAAGAATGTGCTTATAAATTTATAGAAGAGATTGTTGTAACATGATTAAAATTGTAAAATTAATTACTGGCGAAGAGTTGATTGCAGATGTAACGGGTGGTGATGTTTTTGTAACATTAAGTAAACCATGCTCCTTACAAATGGTACCGTCTCGTAATAACCCAGATCAGCCTATGATGGGAATGTTTCCTTATGCCGCTTACACAGAAGATCATTCTATTGACGTTGACGTAGATAAAATTGTCTGGGACGCAAAACCATTAAAAGAACTTTATAATCAGTATAACTCTGCTTTTGGTTCAGGTATTCAACTTGCCGGTCTATAATGTTTCATGTCATAGTACAAAATATTATGAAAGTAGTAAAAAAACCGTATTCCGTAACGTTAGTAAATCCTGTAAACACTGAAGAGTGGATTTGTGAGGATTATAATGATATACGTATTATTGATGGTGTTGAATATGTAAAAGTACGTAAGCCCATCATGCAGCGCACAGTACTAATGCGTAAAGATGTGTTACGTAAGAAGTAACGTAACAGTTGCATTCTGGTCTGAATTGATATATAATTGATACATCAACTAAGGAGAATCAGATGAAGAAATTTATTGTAGCTGTAATTGCTGGTCTAGCTTTTAGTAGTTCTGCCTTCGCCTGGGGCGAACGCGAACAAGGCGCGCTTGCTGGTATTGCAGGTCTGTGGGCGATTCAACAACTGCATAGAGCAGGTCAACCTCAGGTTGTATATCAGCAGACACCACCCGTAATAGTACAACAGGCACCTGTAATTGTACAGCAACCCCCTATCTATAGCTTTCCTATTCGGAACTATTATTCTTGCCTGGTGCAAGTGCAAGACCCGTTTTCAGGTGTTATTAGAAACGAAGTTCGTACTTGCGTTAATTAATAACTCCTATTGAGTTAATGGGCTCATAGCTTAATGGTAAAGCAGTCGACTCATAATCGATTGAGTCTAAGTTCAATTCTTAGTGAGCCTACCAATTGGAGTAAGTATGGTGAATAAAGTATATACCCTAGACGTTGTAGCAGCCGATGATGGGTCTGAAGATCAAATGCTTCAGTTTTCAGAAGAATTTTTAGCAGAAAATGACTGGCGTGTAGATGATGTTATAAGTTTTGATTTGCAAGAAGATAAGTCAATTATATTAAAGAATAAAACCTGGGAAGCAAGAAATGAAAGTCTATCTAAGCAAATACCGCTACCATTGGATCAGCCCCTACAAGATTCTTGAGAAGATTTTCTTTTGGCGTGAGATTGATTACGATGAGCCACTCATCGATAAGCTAAGTAATATACTTCAGCCTTTCTGCCAAGGTATACAAAAAGTACTAGATACTGTTCATCCTAAAATCGATTATGTTAAGATCGATAAATGGGATACCTGGAATATGGATACTTCTCTTTCCCAGATCATCCTGCCCATGCTAAAACAGCTTCAAGCAACTAAGCATGGGGCACCTTCCGTTGACGATGGGGATGTACCTGAAGGTTTGAATCTTCGTTCTACAGAAGCATCTGCAAAAGAGAACGAATGGGATACAGACGAAAACTGGCATAAGCGCTGGGACTGGGTACTAGCAGAAATGATTTGGACCTTTGAGCAATTGACCTCTGAATGGGATAAACAATACCATACAGGTGAATTTGATAGAGTAACTACACCATGTGCATGGGATGAGAACGGTAAGCCTACTATGTACAGTTGGGATAAGGGTCCAAACGATACTAGTGAGTTTGATAGTGAAGGTTATATGAAGCATGACAAACGTATTTCAAACGGTCTAGTTTTATTTGGTAAATACTACAGAGGGCTTTGGGATTGAGTATATTAGTTATAACCCCTACTACAGGGTCACCTGAATTAGCTGATGCTGTATATTCGGTATTGAATCAGACAAACAAAGAGGTAGAGCACCTTCTAGTTGTAGACGGTGTTAAGTTTTCATCAAAGGTAGACGAGGTATTAAATGATGCAAGAATTATTACAGGCGGAAAAGTTAAACGAATTGACTTACCGTTTAATACCGGTAAAAATGGCTTTTATGGCCACCGAATCATGGCTGGGTTTGGCCATCTTATCGATCACGATTATGTTCTCTTTTTAGATCAAGATAATTGGTTTGAGCCTGAACATGTAGACTCACTTATTAATATTATAGAGAGTAAAAAGCTTGACTGGGCATATTCTCTTAGACAAATTTATGATAAAGATAAAAATTATGTAACTGATGATAATTGTGAATCCTTAGGTCGATGGCCTGCATGGGTTGGTGAAGACGTCTATCTAATAGATACAAGTTCATATTGTTTTAAGACATCTTTCTATCGTCAAGTATGTCATATCTGGGATTTCGGATGGGGCGGGGATAGAAGATTCTATAATATTTTAAAAGATAATATTAAGCATGATAACTATGTATGTACAGGTGAATATACACTCTCATACCGATTAGGTGGTAACGAAGGCTCCGTTAATCAAGAGTTCTTTGATGAAGGTAACAAAAAGATGCATACAAAGTATGCAGGTAAATATCCTTGGGTTAAATAAAGTGAATATTTTAGTAACAGGTCATAGAGGCTTTATAGGCCAGAATCTTGTACCTCATTTAGAACATATTGGTCATAATGTAACTGGTTTCGAATGGGGCGATGTATTCCCGGACATAGAGCAGTTCGAACAGGTTATTCATCTAGGTGCTATCTCCTCTACAACAGAACGTAATGTAGAGAAAATAATGACACAGAATTACAAATTCAGTGTTGATCTTTTAGATATGTGTAATTACTTTGGTATACCTTTCCAGTATTCAAGTTCGGCGTCTGTATATGGTTTGAACCAACAGTTTACTGAAACATCACCAGTTGATCCTAGAACACCCTATGCATGGTCAAAATATATGTTTGAATTATATGCTGCTGGTAAAGAAGCACAAGGATTTAGATACTTTAATGTATACGGACCACATGAAGATCATAAAGGTTCACAGGCTAGTCCCTATCACCAGTTTACAGAGCAAGCGCTTAATACAAGAGTAATTAATGTATTTGAAAATAGTGAAAACTTTTTAAGAGATTTTATACCTGTTAAGACTATTATTGATGCACATGTTCGCTTTATGGATTTAGAGGTTAACGGTATTTGGAATGTTGGTACAGGTAAGGCTAAATCGTTTTTAGATGTAGCAGGTGAGATTGCAGAGAGGTATAATGCTAGTATTGAGTATATTCCTTTCCCCGATCACCTTAAACATTCCTATCAACGCTACACATGTGCTGATATAACAAATTTTAACAAGGCATATTCTGGTGTCTAAGTCTGTATTTGTTAACGGTACGTTTGATATCCTACATCTTGGTCATCTGGCTCTTCTTAATTATGCTAAGAGTTTAGGTGATAAGTTATTCGTTGCTATTGATAGTGATGAAAGAGTAAGGCAGTTGAAAGGTCCTACCAGACCTATTTACGATTCATTTCAACGTAAGACTATGTTACTTAATCTCAAAGCTGTAGATGAGGTTGAGATATTCAGTAGTAATGAAGAGTTAGAGCTGTGGATTAAGCAGATCAAACCCACTATAATGGTAGTAGGTAGTGACTGGCGTAATAAGACTGTTATAGGTAGCCAATACGCTAAACGATTAGAATTTTTTGAACGCATTGATGATTACTCCTCTACAAAAACAATTGAAAATATTATTAATAGGTGATTGCTGTATCGACGAATACCAGTATGGTACTGTTGATAGAATAAGTCCGGAAGCCCCTGTCCCTATTTTTAAACATCTTCGCTCGGATGAAAAACTTGGCATGGTTTATAATGTAAGAAGTAACCTAGAAAAACTAGGTTGTGAGGTAACGCTTATTACCCGTGAACCATCAAGAAAAATTAGACTTATCGATAGTAGAACAGGTCATCATATAGTTCGTATTGACCAGGACGTGTTTGCTGTCCCCGTAGATATATTACCAAATGTTACACTTAACTATGATGCAATAGTTATCTCAGATTATGACAAAGGTGTTGTTACATATGAATTAGTTGAACAGTTAATTCAAACGACTTCTGTGCCAATTTTTATTGACACAAAGAAAACTGACTTGGCTAGATTTGAAGGTGCAATAGTTAAAATTAATAGTTCGGAAAATAGCTTAGCAAGGACATTTCCTACAGAATTAATTGTAACCACAGGTAAACAAGGTGCCCGGTATAAGGGTAGGCAGTACCCGGCAGTTGACATCGACGTTGTTGATGTCTGTGGCGCAGGTGATACATTCTTAGCCGCCTTAGTATATGGATATCTTCTTGAACGTAAGATGTCAACAGCAATTGCATTTGCTGTACAGGCAGGGTCAGTAACAGTACAACACATGGGTGTATATGCTCCCACGTTAGAGGAAATAGTATGCGTTTAGAAGGCTTTGTAGAGAAGGGTTGGGGCCACGAGCTGATCTGGGCTACCAATGATAAATATTGTGGTAAGCTTTTACACTTTAAAAGAGCATCAAAATTTTCTATGCATTTTCATGCACAGAAAGATGAAACGTGGTATGTGCTATCGGGTAGGTTTGAGATTCGTTGGATCGATACTACCGATGCTTCAGAAAAATTCGTTCAATTGTTTCAAGGTGATACATGGCACAATAAGCCATTACTACCCCATCAGTTGATATGTATTGAAGAGGGTACTATAATAGAAGTATCAACGCCTGATTCAGTAGAAGACAATTATAGGGTAGCACCCGGGGACAGTCAAACAAATGGCACAATTCATTCCAAATGATATTATGAATAGTAAAAATAGGCCTAAGTTTGTGGCTGCTGCTTATCAAAATGCTACAAGACAAAATCAATCGCGGGGTAGCTCAGTAGTAGAGCGCTGGACTCATAATCCAGAGGTCGGAGGCGCGCAACCTTCCCCCGCATCCCAATTTTTCATACCACCGAATATTATACTGGGGTATAACTAATGTTCTTTTAC